TTGTTTTTCAGGTCTCGTTCCTGGGCGATTAGGCCCTGGAGAACCTGGCGGGAGCGGGCCTCAAAGCTACCGATCTCGGATCCTGATAAGGCACTCCAGAATTCGCCCCAGCTTTGGATTCCGGGTTTGAGCTCATAGCGAATCTGGTTGATTTTTTCCCGGACCTTCTCGAGGGCATCGAGATTTCTGCCGTACTGGGCGTTGACGAGGGACTCAGCAAAGTCTTTGGCTGACTTCTCGGCGCTGGTGGCGGCCTCGCCGACGTCTTTGTACTTGGTTTGGAGGTCTTTGAGTGCCTGCGCTGCTTTTTGCGAGCGGGATGACTCTTCCTGTTGCTGCTGGAATCGCCCAAAGATGTCGATCAGCGCGGTGATGGCGAGTTGTACAGCCAGCAGGATCAGGTTGAATTTGATAAAGCCGAAGACTGCGTTGGAGACGGTCTTGACGGCAGCAGTGGTTGCTCCGCCGAAGCGGGCGATGGAGGCGCCGGCTTTCTCGGCAGAGGCTCCGGAGGTGGTGAGCGCTGTGCTGAGGCCCATCAACTGAGTCTTCAGGGCTTCGACAGCGGGGGCCGTTGCTGTGAGGGTGCCAGCGAAGGCGGCGATCAAGGCGCCCATGCGGGCGAAGGCGGCGCCAACCGCAACGACCATCCCTCCGATGAGGGCGGCAATGCGGGCCGCCAACGCCTGAAAGAATGTGACGATGGGCTGCCAGGCTGCGATTAGACCGGCGGCAGCGAAGCCCAGCTTTACGGCGGACATCACACCCAGCCGTTCAAGCAGTTGGAACTGGGTAGAGATCTGGCTCAGGTACTGAACGAAGGGAACCTGCAGGAGCTGGCCGTAGGCGCGGAGAACTTGACCGAGGCCGGCAGCGAAGACCGTGACGGCCTCGCTGAGGTTGGAGAGGATCTGGACGAGGGCTTTGAAGTTCTCGACTTTGATGGAGATGAAGCCCTGCGCCAGACGCGCTAAGCCCTCGACCAAGAGCCCGATGCTCTTGGTGACCTCCTCCAGCAGGTTGCGAACAGGTGCGATGAAGCTGTTGGCGTCACTTTGCAGCGAGGCGAAGGCTTTCTTGACGCCCTCAGCCAGCTGGGCTGCAAAGCCTTCTGCGCCGGCGCCTATTTGTCCAAACAGCGCTGAGCCCCCGCCGATGATGTTCAGGTTGGTGCTCAGCAGTTGACCGAGCCCGCGACCCATGCCGCTGGCGATGGCGAAGACTTCCTCGCGAATCTTGAAGAGGAAATCGAAGATCTTGGTCAGGCCCCCCAGCAAGGGGTCAAGGAGCCCGGCCCCGAAACGTTGACCGACGAGTTCGCTCAGGTCTTTGATGTTGGAGACGACACCGGCGAAGCCTTGAGCGGCGATGCGTTGGCCAGCGACGGCTGCGGCGAGGCGCTCCTCGAGGAACTTGACGACGCCACCGGCTTGGGTTTTGGCTTTGGCGATGTCCTCGTTGGTTATGCCGAGTGCTTTGGCTAGATACGAGTCTGTGGTGATGTCACCGCGCAGGATGGAGCCGACCTCTTGGCGGGCCTGGTACAGAGGAATGCCGAAGGTGCCTAGGGCGGCAGCGAAGTTGATCGCCAGGTCTTCGGCTTCTTTCAGGCCGCCGCCAATTTGGCCGATCTGAGAAGCGACGATGCCGAAGACTTCGATGACTTCGCCCGACGTCACCCCCGCGAGGGCGATGGAACGCTCTCGAATGGAGTCGATGCGTTTGTTGACCTCACCGGTTAGGGCGACGATCTTTTCGTAGGGGTCGGTGATCTCGGACCCGTTGCGGAAGACCCTGTTGGTGGAGGCGAGGGTGGTCTGAGTCTTGAGAATGGTTTCGCGGAGCTTGACCTCGCGGCCAATGGTCTCGTTGAAGAAGCCGCCGAAGGCACCGCGGACGAGGCCGACGGCTTCTTTGACGGCGAACAGCGCGAAGCCGGCTTTGGCCAGGTTGTTGACCAGGCGGCCGGCACCGGTGCTGGCGGCCTCGAACGAGTTGGCGAGGATGGAGCCGGCTTTGGCGTTCTCGCGCAGGGCGGACGCGGAGGCGGGGGCGTTCTTGGCGAGGTCGGCGGTGCCTTTGGCTAGGTTCTCGAACTCGCGGACACGATCCCCGATGCCGGGGATGTTCTTGCTGATTCGGTAAAAGGTTTGGATCGTATTGCTGGCTTCTTTGACGTTGCTTTGGACGTCTTTGAAGTTCCGATTTAGCTCGCTGACATCAATGCGGAGCTTTCTATCTTTTGTTGCGCTATCTGCAGTGATTCCTAGGCGCTGCAGATCCTTTTCGGCGCGCTGAGTTTCAGCTGTGACTTTGAGCTGAAAATCCGCCACTACTGGGGCCTATCCGTTAGATGCATGTTACGGCTGGCGCTCGATGGGAGTCATCAGCGCCGTCAGCACATGGACGGGTAATAGCTGTTTGCGCCCGAGGTCGGCTAGAACGAACTTCGTGGGGCCGGTGGGACCGTCAGCTTGGGTGGAGGCGGGACGCCAATCGGGCCAGGGCAGGAAGTCTTTAGCGTCGATTTTGGGTGCGGCGCGCTTGGACCCGGAGAAGCCATGGGCTACTTGAAGGACGATTTGAGTTAGCCGCGCTACAGGTAGTGCCTCGAGGTTCGCTTGGCCCTTGTCGCGGTCATCGAGCTCGCGCAAGATCCAGCGGATCGTCGTGATCGGGGTGCAGAGAAACCGCTCTCGGGGGAAGTCCGCTCCGAGGGCGGACATGCGGATGCGGACGTAGATCTGATCCCAGTCGGTTTCGGGACTGCGTAGGTACTCTTCGCAGCGCCTCAGGATTTCTTCGGGGGAGGGCTGAACTCGGGTTCGGCCTCGGGCTTTCCCTGCGGATCGGGCCAGCCGTCGCGTTCCCAGCTGATCAGACGGAACACGTCCTCCATCAGGCGGGTGGGCATCGATTCGGTATCAGCTTCGCTCCAGTCCTCGACGCGCTGCCAGTCTTTGGACTTGGGCAGCTTGACTTCGGCGCGGTACTGCATGAACAGCGTGACGAAGGCGATCTGCTGCTCGACGGCGCCGATGCTGTTTCGCTGCATTTCTTCGAGTTCACTGGCGTAGTCGTAGAGCAGGTCTTGGTTGTCTTCGGTGGTGTTGCTCAGCAACTCGACGGCGTCTTTGGTGCTGATGCCTTTGTCCTTAGCAATGCGTTGAGCCAGCTTGATGGAGGCAAAGGTTGAGCGGGATTGCTTGCGAGAAAGAGACTCGATGCCGCGGGATTCACCGGGCACGAGGTCGTTGTACACCGGGAAGCGAAAGGGGCCGATCTCGTGGTACTTCTCGGGGCTAAATAGCAGGCCGGCGTACTTACTCATCGCGGATGGGGAGTCCTACTTCCCAGGCCCGATAGGGGTGGGGCTGGTTAAGGAGCTCGGGGGGTAGTTCAATCTCAATCTTAGCGTCGCTATACGCTAAGCGGATACACTGGGACTGGATCAGGGGTTCGAGGTAGAAGGCTCCGCAGTGGAGCGTGGAGCCTTCCACTCGGCAATTCACAGCGAAGACGCTGTGGGCTGGATCGAGTAAGAGATCGTGTTCCATGGGGGCATGAAAAAAGGGGCCGGATGAACGGCCCCTGGATTACACCGTGCTCGGGGGTCAGGCGGTGCGGAAGGTGGTGGTGAAACCCTGGATCGGGCGCTTGATGCCCGAAGCCGAGGCGGTGCCGTTGGCGTCCACAGCTTGGGTCAGGGCGCCGTCGTCGACGCGCAGGCGGAAGATGGTGCCGGCGGCCAGGTTGGCAGCGGGGTTGATGGTCACCACGTTGCTGGCCAGGGACACAGCGGCATCCACCTTTGCGCCGGTCGAGGCCACTTCCAGGCGGAAGCCGGAACCGTCGGTTTGGCCCAGGGCAAGCTGGGTTAGGCCGGTGGCGCCGCCGGAGGTGGTCACGTAGGTGACGGTCACGTCGTTGCCGACCACCACAGCGCTGGCGTTGTCGGCCGGCGAGACGGTGGCGAAGCGGCCGCTGCTGTTGATGAACAGCAGGTTGGACTGCACACCGCCGGTGGAGATGGCGGTCGAGCCGTTGTCGTAGCGGCCGAACACGGGACGGGCTCGGGACATCAGGTCGAAGGACACCTCGGTGAGGCCCTCGGCGGTGATGTTCTCCTGGTAGTTCTGGATCACCGCGTTGAAGCCGGTGAAGTCATAGATGTAGTTGCCCGTGGTGCCGTTGGCTTGGCCGAGCTCCTTGAGGAATTCGATGTAGATCTCGAAGTCCTTGTTGTAGCGGGCGCGCTGGATCAGGTCGAAGCCCTCGTTGTAGTTGCCGCGGAACACGGGGTCCACGGAACCGGCGGGGATTTCGGCGTCCTTCAGGAAGTAGGCGGTCACGGACGCCTGCACCGAGGAACCGGTGATCACGCTGTCCATCCAGCCGTCGTCACCGAGCAGGCGGAATTCCTGGTTGTTGTCGTTGATCTGAAAGCTGGTTTGGGTGATGCCTTCCAGTTGGATGTAGCTCTTGCCGGTCTCGAGGGTCGGCAGGGTGATCATGCCGGCGCTGTCGCGGGCGGCGTAGTAGCGGGCGGGGGCGGCGAGGTCCACGGCACGGACAATGGTCCGGTGAGCCTTGTGGAACGACAGCCCGATGGCGTAGTCGGCCATTGTGGTGACTCCTTAAGGGATCGGGGGGTTCAGGACGGCACCGCGAATGCGAGCCGTGAGGGCCTCAAAAGTGGCCTCGGTCCGGGCCATGTACGTGACTTGGTCCCTGGGAAAGGCGCGGGAGAGCCGGCGGCTGATGTCCAGCAGCGAGGTCGCCATGCGCGTGCCTTCCCTTGTGCCGTAGTTCGTGAAGCGGACGCGCCAGGTCTCGATGGACAGGACGCCGTTCACAGAACCGGGGCTGGTGATCTCGGGGACGTCCTCGATGACGCACTCGATGCCGGTGATGGCCCAGTTGGAGGGGACCATTGAGGCGCCGGTGACGTAGACCGCGGGGACGCGGCTGGCATCGGGGAGCGTGTAATAGCCGGGCCAGCTGGTGTACGCCTTGAGGGTGGAGCCGTCGTTCTCGTAGAGAGCGAGGATGTGGAGCTCAAGGGTGCGCCGGAGCGCCTTAGCCGGTGGGAAGGCTGTCGAGATCGTCACTGCTGGGCCTCCAGTGCGGTGCGCAGCAGTTCGCCGAACTTGGCCGGGGCCTCCGCAAGGGGGGCTTTGGTCCAGGGTCGGCCGGGGAAGCGGGTTCCCGCGGTGGAAACTCCGCCCTCGTGGACTTGTTGGGCGTAGTCGACCGGCCAGGTGAAGGTGATCGAGCCGTCGGGATTGACGACGCGGGTCTGGCTGGCGCGGAGACGGCCGGTGTCCACGATGTCCCGCACTTGCGGCGGGGTGGGGTACTCCCACTTCACGGCGGAGATTTCCTGGGTGAAGCGGGCGTCCAGCCAGGTCCCGAGTTGCCGCATGGCCTGGGCCTTGGCGGACTCGAGGGCTTGACTGAAGTCGGGTTGGCGGCGGGCCATTAGAGCGGTCCTCCGACAACACGGAAGATGCCTTGGATGGCTTGGCGTAGATCGCGACGATGCACGCTGTCCATGGCAAGGTCGAAGACGAGCTCGAGCCGCCCTCGGTAGCCGTTGATCACGCAGTCGGCTTGAGCGCCGTTGGTGATTCGGGGGTCGAAGGTGGAGGGGCTCAGCAGCCGGCCTCGGCAGGAGTAGGTCGTCGTGTCGACGCCGGCCTCTGGTTTCCAAGCGGGGGCCTGGAGGGTGAGGGCGGCGAGGTACTCGAGGGTTTCGGTTGCTTGGGTG